TTGAGCAGTATCGTGAAGAATTAAAAGCGAAAAAGAAATAATGAAATTTGAAAGGAATAATAACATAAATGGCTAAGATTGCAAAATCCATCACTTTTAAAAATGCAGTTATTTCTACAGAAGATAGACTTATTACTGAATATTTAAAAGATGAAACAAAGACTTATAACCTTGATGATATTCTTAATGAATGGAATGGTATCGAGGGAATTAATTTTACTTTGAAGCAAGAAGACGAAATTAAATCAAGAGAGGATGAATAATAATCACTAAATACAACGATATAAAAAAGATTGTCAATGGCAAATTGGTAGATAAAACAATTGACACTGAATACGAAGATTTAAGTGAAACGTTATTCGGTGATGGAAATTGTTTCAATAGTTCAGAGGTGCGAAAGCGTATGTACGGGATGAAAAGACTCATTGACATTCTCGAAGAAGAACGTGAAGAAAATATAGCATCCCCTTCCCTATTGACTGAACTTGATTTAAAAAAGATTGAATTAGAAAAAGAACGTCAAAAGTTTTTTGACCAACGTAGAGAATTTAAAAAATTAATTACTTTTGATGCTCGCTTTGATTATCTTACAGAGAAGCTTATTAAATCTGTAGATAAATTAAATAAAGAAAAACCTTTAAACTTTAAGGAATATAACTATAACTCTGCTGAAAATGAAGCTTTACTCGTATTTAGCGACTGGCATTATGGTATGGTAACGGATAATATTTGGAACACATATAATACTGAAATTTGCAAAGAACGGGTTAAAGTATTAGTTGCTAAAACCAAACAACATATTAAATTACACAAACCTAATGCTTTACATGTTGTATTACTTGGTGATGCTCCGCATGGGTCTATTCATACAGGCTGTAGAGTTGAAGCCGAAGAAGACGCTTGTGACCAATTAATGCACGTTGCTGAAATTATGGCAGAAGCAATTGCGGAAATAGGTCAATGTGAGTGTATTGAAATAATAAATATTTATTCTACATACGGTAATCATGTTAGAACAATACAGAATAAAAAAGATAGTAAGCACTCTGATAATATGGAAAAAATTATTCCTTGGTGGTTTAAACAAAGATTTAAAAACGAATCTAAAGTAAATATTATCGACAGTGAATATTATGAATTTATTAAATTAAATATATTGGGATATAACATAGTCGCAACTCATGGTGATCTTGATAAGATAAAGGATTTTGGGGTAACTATTAATACTGTTTTCACTAAAAAATATCATGAAGAGATACATTACACTATTTTAGCAGATAAACATCATCTTGAAGAATTTGAGCAGTTTGATATTGAAAATATTTTAGTGCGTTCTTTATGCGGTTCCGATGGATTTGCTAATAGTCACAGATTATTTTCTAATGCAGGACAAACTCTTATGTTTTTTACAAAAGAAGATGGTAGAATGGCGACTTATAATATTAAATTAAATTAAATTAAAAAAGCAAAGAAAGAAGACAAATAAAATGGAATATAATTTCGATAAAGTTCAGGAAGCTGACTTCTGTTGTATCCGCAGTTTTTTAAACGACGCACTCAGCACCTTCTTTACTCTCAATGATTATAAAGATGCTACTGTCGCTATCGTGGCAGAAGGTTATCTAATTGAAGATTTATTTAAACTATTGTGCAGTGTTAAATTTGGAGATGGAGAAGAGTTTCAGCTTAGTTATGTAGACTTTGATAACTTTGATTATGATGGTGAATATTTATTAACAATATCGTATGATTATGAATTGTGTTTAGAGAAATTACGTACTGATAATGGTGCATATTTATACACAGAAGCTGAATTAATATACATACACGAAGATTGTAATTATAAAGTTATTGAAAGATTAACTGAAGGTGACGAAAATCACATTTTAATCTTTGGATTAGATGGAGATTGCGAAGAATAATTAAATAGAATATGACTTTTATATAGAGGGTTGGGGTTGTGTCCCCTTCCCTTTTTTAATTTGAATTAAAAGGAATGAAAGGAGGACGATTGATATGGCAACTAAAAAAAACACTAAAAGCCCTTCAGTAAATAAAAAAGAAATATCCACACCCAAAAGAAAAGTATGCTGTGCATGTCCTTCTGATAAAAACGAAAAAACGCTAAGTGCATTCTACAGAAGTTATAATCCAATGCATACAGATGGGTATATCCCGATGTGCAAAGAGTGCGTGCAGAGTAGTTGCTACAATGAAGATGAGGATGAGATAGATGTTGAAGGATTGAAAAACATTCTAAGACAAATAGACAGACCTTATATTGAAAAAATATTACAAAGTTCTATAGAGCAATACAATGATACCTATGCGGGTAAAAACGTACCTAAAAATAATAAAAAAAGAATTATCGGATATTATTTTAAAAATATCCAGACATTAAGACAGTATACAGCAATGAGTTGGGTTGACGGTATGGAGTGGGAAAAAAAAGAGGAAGAAAAAAATAAAAAAATGAGACATAAAACGGTATCCATGCCAAATCAAAAAAATAAAGATAGTAAACCACAAGATGAAGATGATGACATTATATATTCTCTTGATGACAATAGTAATTTCACAGTCACACAAGATATTATTAAACTATTTGGCTCTGGATATAAAAAAAAAGAATATAAGGCAATGTGGGATAAATATCAGTTTTTAAAAATTAGTTATCCCGATGTAACCAATCTCCATGTAGAAGCTCTGGTCACATATATTAGATTTAAAGTAAAAGAAGAATTTGCTACAGCATTAGGTGATGTAGCAGAAGCAGAAAAATGGAGTAATGCGGCGGTTAAAGCAAGTGATAAAGCGAAGATAAATCCTAGTCAACTTAGTCAAAATGACCTTCTTGGTGGACTAAATAGCTTCTCTGAGTTATTACAGGCAGTAGAACAAGCAGTGGATATAATTCCAATATTACCGCAGTTTAGATTTAGACCTAACGACGCAGTTGATTTTAATATTTGGTGCATGATTAATTATCTAAGAGACTTAGAGGGAAAACCGCTATGTGAGTACGAGGATGTATATAAATTTTACGATGATAGAAAACAAGACTACATAGACCAGTACGGCGATCCGTATGGAATATTTACAGAAGACACAACAGATTCTAACAGGGATAAAATTAAAAAATTCATAACTCTGCCAGACGATTATAATACCTTTGAAGACATCCCTAGTGTGGGTGATGATAATGAGTAATAAAGTTATTCAAAATGTGGAGAAGACAACCGCAGAATATCAACAAAGTACATTTAAAAAAAATCTTCCTAAATATATAGAATTGTCAAGCTGGATACTATGGTTCCCTGATCTTTTTTTAGATTTAATAAAACCACAAGAAGGTGGAATAAATATTCATTTTGACCAAAGAATATTTCTACGTTGTGCAACTAGATTCTTTTCTTTGTATGGGTGTTTTCCTAGAGGGTGGGGAAAAACATGGAGTGAAATAATTGCAATGTTTATTATTGCAATTAGATATCCCAATATAGCATTAAGCCTTACAGCACAAACGAAAGATAGTGCTGCCGAATTATTAAAAGATAAGATAACTGAAATTTTAAGGCAATACCCCATGCTTGAAAACGAGATTGCTAAAACAAGATTTAATCGTGGTGACGCAGAGGTGTTTTTTAAAAATGGTGCAACCATAGATAATTTGGCAAACTCTCAATTATCGAAAGGGCAAAGAAGAAAGAGGATTAACATTGAAGAAGCTGCATTATTAGATAATGTACTTTTCGAGGATGCCTTAAAGCCAATTGTAGAAGTTTCTAGGTATACAAGTGGAAAACTGTCTATTGTGAACCCAGAGGAGTTGAATCAACAGATTCACTTCTTTACCACACCCGGATGGAAGGGTAGCGATGAGCATGATAGAAATATAACCATGATTAAAAGAATGGTTGATTTAAAAGGCGAAATTGTATTGGGTTCAGATTGGATGCTTGGATGTTGGTACGGGAGAGGATCATCTAAAAGCCAAATACTCAACAAGAAAAAAGATATGTCATTTATTGCTTTTGACCAAAACTATGGCGGTAAATGGACAGGCTCAAGCACGAACTCATTGGTCAATATAAATAAGCTATTAAGTTGTAGGACATTAGAAGAACCAATCTTTGAAACAGAGGCAGAAAAAGATGAGTATTATATTGCGGTTGACGTTGCGAGGTCGCAGAGTACCAATAACAATCAATCGTCATTAGTGGTCGGTAAAGTTATTAGAGATAAGAGTACCAATAGAATTATAAATATAGATATTGTAAATATAATCAATATACCTAATATTTTAAACTTTACGGAACAAGCAATAATAGTAAAAAAAACTGCAAACAAATACTTGGCTAGAAAAGTCGTAGTTGATGGAAATGGTTTGGGTAGTGGTTTAGTGGATGAGCTTTTAAAAGATACAACTGACCCTATTTCCAAAAAATCGCTAGGATGCTGGGCAACAATCAACACCGACAACAAGCCTGAAGTTTCTAATGCTAAAAAATGTGTTTTTGATTTAAAAGCACAGGGTATTCAAAGTAGAATTATTACAACATTTATAGATATGGTTGATAGTCAAAGGCTTAGATTATTGGCAAAAAAACATGATAGCGAATTTAGCAGCTATGATAAGGCTGAATTTGAAAACAAGATACTTCCATTTATTCAGACCGATTTGTTGTTTGAAGAAGTTGGAAATCTCAAATTAAAACATTTACCTAGTGGTGCATTAACCGTAGAGAAGGTTGTTAAAAAGTTGGACAAAGATAGATATTCAGCTTTAGCGTATTTATTATACTACATTAACGAATATGAGTCACACATAAAGACTGAAAGAAATAAATTTGAACCGTCTTCAATGTTTGAATTTAGACAACCTAAAATTCGTTCAGTATAAAAGAAAGGAGGTTATATATTGGCAACTAAAAAAACAAACAAATCAACCCCCCAAAATAAGCCTATCTCCACTACCCCGCCTAAAAAAGAATTTGATTTATCTAATATGCTTAATTTTGCAAAGTTGAGTAAATTGATTCTACGAGATTTAGAAAAAAATAATAAAATTCAAACCTTCTTTTCTAAATATACAAAAGCAGACATTATAAAGTATTTAAAGAATCCAGAATTAAATGCAAAACAACTACGTGACATATCTATATATCTTTACAATGCAAGCAGCCACTATAAACGATTAATTCTTTATTTTGCAAGAATGCTATTATTTTATTATATTGTTGTACCTTTTCGCATTGATATCGAAAAGGTAGATAAAAATAAATTTAAAAATCAGTATAAAAAGATTTTAGATTTATTGGAAAACATGAATTTACAACATGAGTTTATTAAAATAACGACGACTATATTGAGGGAAGATATATTTTATGGATATGAATATTCGACCAAGGATTCATATTTTATTCAAAAATTAAATCCAGATTATTGTCAGATAAGCTCTATAGAAGACGGATGTTTTAATTTTGCATTTGATTTTAATTATTTTAAAACATACCCTGAAAAATTAAAGCAATATGGTGAAGAGTTTGAAGAAAAATATAATATTTATAAGGCTAATAGTGAATTACGTTGGCAAGAATTAGATTCCAAGAGAACCATATGCATTAAGATGTCAGAAGATATTGAATTTCCAGTTCCGTTTTTTGTAGGCGTTTTAGAATCTTTATATGATATTGAAGATTTCAAGGCTCTCAAAAAGGCTAAGACTGAAATTGGCAATTATAAAATGTTATCCCTACAAATACCGTTTGATAAAGAAACTGGAGATTTTCTAATTGATTTAGATATTGCCAAAGAGTATTATCGTCAAATGGGGTCGGTGTTGCCGGAAAACATTGGACTCGTTCTTTCGCCTATGGATATTAAAGATTTCGATTTTGAAAAAGATAAAGCAGATCAAGATAATGTTTCTGATGCTGTCAGAGATTATTATAGTAGTGCTGGTGTTTCGGATTTATTATTTAATTCAGAAAAATCAAGTTCAAATTCTTTAAAATTATCTATTGATAATGATTCTTCAATAATGTTTGCAGTTCTCAGGTCTTTAGAGCGTTGGGTAAATCGGAAAATTAAACAAGAGAGTGGTGTAATAAAATTTAAATGTTTATTCTTGGATATAACCAAATATAATCAAAAAGAATTTTATGAGAATTGTTTAAAAGGTTCTCAAGCATCTCTACCTATGAAAACTATGTCATGTGTGTCTATGGGAATATCTCAAAGTGATATGACAGGATTAAATTTTCTTGAAACTGAAATTCTTGAAATACAAGATAAATTTATTCCGCTTCAAAGTTCACATACACAATCTGCCGACGATGGAGGTAGACCAAGTAATTCTGATAAAGATTTACCCGTAGAAAAAGGAACAGAAGAACAACAAGAAAACGGTAGTAATGAAGACAGATAATTAAAACCAAAACTCAAATTAGGCACTTTAAAGTGTCTTTTTTAGTGGGGTAAAATGGGGTGAAAATGTGAATTTTATTAAAGTTTTAAATCCAATTAAAGCTAAACAGCTTGAAAATTTGGGGTTTAAATATACACTAGAGAAATTTAATGGAGAAGATTTATTTGTATTTCAAATTACTGATGAATTAGTAAAACAAGTACAATCAACATTTTCAAAGAACGATTTCTTTATTGATAAAACTATGAACTTTTAGACTGCCAACAGAAAGGAGGTATTTATGCAGAATAAAACATTGTCTTTTAGCTATGTAGCTAAACCAATTTCATATGAGAAAATTAATGATCAATTTACAAGGATGAAGTGTTATGTGCTGGCGTTGG